TCAACAGACTCACTCCAAATGTTGCTAAAATCATCAAATCTACCTGCTAGATCTTCACTTGACTGTGCAACTATATCTTCAAATACTGTATCAAACTCGGCAAATGATTTTTCAAAAGACTTAGCTAGTTCAGCCATGTCGGGTCCTTTCATTGTGCTAGATCCGCCGCCGCTGACTGATGTTTTAATATCTTGTGATATTTTGCCAAGATCAAAATTCATTGCTGGAGCAGCACTTTGTTTAGGTAATATATCTGCTAGACCACTAAGTGCTTTTTCAGCACCCATGTCTGTCATACCTTTGGCCATATTCATCTGCTGTTCTGGATTTAGAACAACTTCTCCGGGTCTAGTAATTTCTAAAATTGAACCCACTGCTTCACTAGTTAGTCCGTCACCATACGTTCCACCTGATCTAGGTTTAACTACAGCGTTTAATGCTGAATTAATTCCTTCACCTGCTGCTTTACCCATTTGTCCAGCAGTTTGTAACATTCCTTTAGGTCTATCACTTGTTCTACCTTTTTCTATTTCGCCTTCCATATACGTTGGAAGACTTTGTCCTGCTTTAGTTGCACTTGCAGGCAGTGCTTCTGATTTTGATCCTAACAGTCTATCAGCAAATCTACCTAGTGCCGGACTGACATCTTTGTTTAATGGTGCAACTAATTTGTTTGCTAATGCACTTTCAGCATCACTTACTCGTGCTCCTAAGTTAACAACAGCTTTAGTTGCTCCGCTTACTGATTCACCTTCTTTATTTTTGCCTTCTTGAGATTTTTTAATCTCTTCATCTTGTATTTTTTGTGCTTTTATTGCGTCGTCTTTATTTTTAAGATCAAGTCCGTTAGCTGCCGCAATTGCTTCAAGTCCACGAACTTGTTTAATTTGTGCGCCTGCTGACTCATTTAATGCTTTTGTTGCTGCTCCGCCTGCATCTCCTAAGGTCATTAATTGCAATTTGGCAGTATTATTCATATCTGCGGCAGCTGCTCTTCGCGCCTCGGCAGCGGCTGCATTTGCTTGCGCTTCTCTTTGATCTGCAGATAGTTTAGCATCGCCCGATGCTTGTGCTTGTTTTCTTGTAGCGGCTGCTTGTTCTTGATTGAGAGAAGCTTGCATAGCAGCTTCTTTACTCATAATTTGACCAGTGGCAAATACTTCTTTGAACATTTGTCCTTGGCCACGAAGCTGTGCTTCGTTCATTTGTTTACGAGCATTGTCTTCAAACTTTTTAGCATCTTCAGCACTCATGCCTTGAGTTTTTAAACGAATTGCAGCTTCAAACTGCATGTCTGCCTGTGCTTTCTTCATGTTGGCCATTTGTTCTTCACGGCTTTTGCCTGTGAGTTTGGCCATTTCGTCCATTTCAGTTGCTAGCTTAGTAGCACTTTCAATTGTAGCTTTATCTCTAGACTGCGCATCTTTAAAAGATCCACGCTGTATGCTACCTTGTAATAGTAAAACTTCGTTGAGCTCTTTGTTAGTGTAGCCCATTTGACGTAGCTGATCAGTCTGTGTACCATATTCATCAAACATTTTTTTGCTCATACGAGCAAAATCTTCAGCACCGCGAGTAACTGTGCCGCCAAACCCTAACATTTCTTCGGCGTTTTTACCTACAACACTGGCAAATTCTTGCAGGGGCATTCGTGTGCCTGCGGCTGCAACAGTCATTCCTACTACATCATTACTGAATCCTGCACCAACTTTGCTAAGTTCTCTCCAGGTATCTAAGCCTTTTTCAATTCCTGGAGCAACTTTATCATATGCAGCTTTAACTGCATCAGCAGCTTTACCTGCACCTCCTAATGCATTATTGAATATATTAAATTCGCCGGCACCGGGCAATTTTACAGATGACGGAGTAGGAGTGCTGCCAGTCTTGCCAAGATACTTGGCATTGGCCCTTGCTTGCTCTTCAGCTAGACGTTTATAATCAATTTCCATTATTTTTCCCGGTGAAATGTGCGTATATAAATACGGATAATATATTTATCGGATCAAAATATGAACCCAGCAAACCCTTTACAAAAGTTTTTTAGACAACCAAAAATTTATGTGTCGTTGCCTAGCAAAGGATTGTTCTACGAGCCTGGTGCTTTTATAGGTGACTATAATAACGTTCCGGTATTTGCCATGACTGGCATGGATGAAATTGTTTATAAAACACCTGACGCCTTGTACAGCGGTGAAGCTACTGCCAAAGTAATCGAAAGTTGCTGCCCTTTTGTGAAAAATGCAAAAGTAATGCCTAGTATTGACATTGATGCGCTTATCATTGCTATAAGAATTGCAACGTTTGGAGATAAATTAGCAGTTTCTCAAAAGTGCAATGCTTGTGAAACAGATAATGACTATGATATTGACTTAAAAAATATGTTAGATTATTTTAACAATTTAAAATTTATTAATAGTGTTGTTGTTAATGAATCATTAACAATTAAAATTCGTCCGTTACAATATGACGAGATGAGTTATTTTAGTATAGAAAATTTTAAACTACAAAAGACTCTGTATCAAACAGTTGAAATGTCTGAAGCAGAAAAACAAAAACAGCTTGATCAAATTTACAAAGATCTTAGTGAACTACAACTACAATTATTTTTAACTGCTATTGAACAAGTTCAAACACCTGACGGTAATGTAGACGACAAATCTTTTATTGAAGACTGGTTACGTAACACTGAAAGAGATTCTTATAACAGTATTAAACTTAAACTGGAACAAAATAAAGAAACATGGAGCATGCCTAAACAACAGGTAAAATGTGCTGCTTGTGGACACGAAGATCATATTAATGTTACTTTGGATCAATCAAATTTTTTCGTATAAAGTTACTTCGTCTCTCAAACTCTGAGATTGAAGCATATGTTAACAGTCTTGAAAATGATGCCAAAGGCATTAAAGATGAAATTTTTAGACTAAGTTGGTATATGCGAGGCGGAGTAACTAGCCAAGAATTGTTTCACATTTACTCTCATGAAGATAGAGTGATCATCAATGACATTGTCAAAGACAATATTGAAGCTACTAAGAAATCTGGATTGAATTTAATTTAATACTTCTGGCGGGTAAGAAGCACCAGGTTTCTTAGGAACGGCTGCTAGTGGATTAGGTTTTCCGTCGCGTTTGGCTCGAGATAATTCATTTCTAATCTTTGGACTTAATAATATATCTCTACTAGTAGTTAGATAACCGTCGTAATCAGTTACTAATACATCGTTTACATAAATTTTCTTAGCATCGCGTTCTGTAGCACGAGCATCTTCTGCATCTTTTTCTGCTTGGGTAGGAGTTAATTTAGATCGAACAGCATCTGGTACTTTAATATCTAAACCAGTTTCTTTACTAACCCACTCGGCAGCTTTATCGCCAAGTTCTACAAGTTTATCTATAGCAAATGCAGTAGCTGCTCCTAGCCAATCTGTGACTAGACTACCTAAAGAAATTAATGCACCATTACTCCAATAACGTAAAAATTCTATACCTTGTGGACTAGATACCCATGCAGTTAAAGCTATTCTAGCACTAGTAGCTAGAGCTGAATTGCCACCGCCCAATTTAGATAATACCCATCCTAGACCTTTTAAAGGATAGCCAATAACAGGTCCTATTCCAGGTATTATTTTTACTGCAGAACCTAATATGCTGACAAATTTACCAGCAAAACCTGTAACTGCTAGTATTTGTGCAGTTGCGTATCCTAATAGTTCTTCACGAATTTCTAAGGCTTTTGCTCTGGCTTCTTCTACAGATTCCATGTCTGCAAAGATATTATTCTTGTTTGAAACATCTACATCTTTTGCAATAGCTGCTTTGAACTCTTCAAAATCTTCTTCTACAGAAGCGATCTGTGTTAGATAATTGTAAACTATAACTCCAATGCCTAATGTTTGAAGTACTGTGCCTACTTTGACTAGTCCTTCTTTAGCTTTCTTAGCTGCTGTAGCACTTGCTAGAGCTCTTTTAGCTATCATGTCAAGACGTTCTTGACCTTTTAAACCTTTAACACTATATTTGTATTGTCCAAATATATTCTTTTTTAATCTAGCTTTGCGCACAGCCTGTGCTGTTTTTAGATCTTTACTTCGCTTATATCCTCTATATGCCTTTTGTACAGCATCAGCACCTGTCTTAACTGCAGCTCCAACACCAAGTCTTTCTCCAACTTGTTGTTCTTCGGATATAATCTCGTATATTTTCATAGTAGTGTATTTATTAATGATGTACTGCGTACATCTGTTCTTCGCTTATCAGCTCGAACTAATTTCTTTTTTATTTAATAATACTCAATGCGAAGCATTTAAATATTATCTAGATTGTTCAGTCACACTTTGCCCTTGCGGGCAAAAGTTAAAAAGAACATTATCTGAGTTGCACTTTTATCACTTAGCGTTACAGCATTACAGAGGCGGTCATCCGGTACCTCGAGCTGTGTCTTTATTATGACGGCGGCTTACTAACATACGCTAACATGCTAGCAAACGTGGGTTTTTCACCCTCTTTTTGCCTGTATTCCTTTAAACAACCAAACCGCGGCAGCTTTGCGATCCTCGTCCTGTTAAGGATAGTGGTTGAGTGCTCTTAACGGCGAGAGTCTACGGATCCCTGCAACCCTAGGTTCAGGTTTCTTCTGTTCGGCACACGAAATTAGCCTGTGCGAGCTTTAACCGTTTAATTGTTTGCCTTTGATATGACTTCCGTGTACACGAACAGCAATATGTCCGTTGTAGTAGTCGTCACTTTCGAGAACTTTGCGAGTGAATTGTTCTCTTGCCTCTATGTATGAGCATTCAGCCTTTGATGTGCAGTAGTAAAGTATTTCTCTTGTGAAATTTTCTGCGCCTAGAGTTTCTACGTCTTTTGTTAAGTGGTCGCTTGAGCCATAGTATTCACGCCAATCAGAATCAATTTTAGATCGAATCTTCTTTTTCTTCTTGTTGCCGTTTTTGAGTTTTACTGTTTTATAAGTTGTTTTAGAGAATTTAGCTAATTTTTTGCCTATATATTTGCGACCAGTGATGTTATTAGTGATACAATAGACGAAACCTATACATTCTTCTGGAAGGGTTTCAACTATTGCGTTTTGATAATACCATGACATCAACTAGTTAGTGTCTGTGCCTTTATCTGCCTGTTGTTTTTGAGCGAGTTGTTCTGCTAGTTTTGCAGCCCTATATGCAGGGCTTTTAATTCTTGGTTTGAGCCTGCGTGTTTCTAGTATTTCTTTTCTAAGTTCTTTTGCTATTCTGCGGATTTCTAATAAATTTGCCCTAGTTCTCATGCCTGCTGCGTGAGTCTGATTCATAGCCCAGTCTTGATGATTTTCGAAATACTTTCGAAACTCTTTCATCAGCTGATCGTGTAGACCTTCGCCCATTATTCTTCAATTTCTAAATCGTTTGCGTAGCTAGTAAAGCCGTTTTCTTTAACAACTTTAAGAACATTGTTAACACGACCGATTAATTCATCTTTGTGACTAATCAAGTAGATGTTTTTATTGCGTTCACGAGCCATTTTCTTTAGTACACCTAGTGCGTTTTCTACACCATTGGAATCTAAACCGTTGTCAATTAACTCGTCAATGAATAACAAGTTAATGTTTTGATATAGACTTTCCCACACATCACGGAAACTCCAGCTCAATCCTAAGATTAAACGATTGCGTTCGCCACGTGACAAGTTATCAAAGTCTAAGTCTTGACCTAACTGTGTAATCTCAACGTTTAGGTCGTTTAAGAAACTTACCTGATGCGGTAATCCCATCTTGTCAAGATAATAAGTTAGGCGATTGTTTAAGTAAGCTAAGTTCTGATCAATAATCTTCTTACGAATAAAGCTGTCTTTGTTTGTTAACAACTTCAACAAGAACTCTTGATGATCTTTTAACAAAGTTAATGCATTGATGTTATCCCAAGATATTTCTTGAATAGCAGTATGTCTTAATTCGTCAATTTGTTCTTGATAAGGATCTTTTTCTTGCTGTCTATTACCTAATGCAGTTTCTAAACTGGCTAGATTGTTCTGATGCTTGAGTGCTTCTTCGATAGTATCATAGTAAGTTTTAGGTCTGCCATTGATATCACCAATAGTTTCTAATTCTTGCATAACACTAGCGTAGCTGTCGCTAACACCCTGCAGATAAATCATAGCATCTGCTAGATTCTTTTCTGCTGTTGCAGACATTTCTTCATGCTTGTGCGTGTGTAGCCCTTGTTCACAAGCGGGACAAGTCTTATTTTTTAACTGTTCTAGTTCTTTAGTGTACTTGGTTACAGTTTTATCTGCTTGAATAACAGCAGTTTCTAGTGTAGCCTTTTCTTTGTTCAAACTTTTAATCTTAGCAGACAGCTCGTCGTAAGATTTTAGTTTAGCATGTTGCTCTAATTCTCGATCAATATCAACATTTTGCAGTTCGGTGATGCTTTGTGCAATTTTTGCACAGTCTTCACGTTGTTGTTTTAACCAGGCATTTTGTCTAGTGATCAAACTATCAATGCTTAGTTGAATCTTTTCGTTAGATTTTTTAGCAGCCTCAATATCAGCGTTTTCTTGATAGATCGAATCTTTAGATATTCTTATCTGCTCTTTTAATAGATCAGCCTTTTCACTGAGTAAGGTAATACCAAGCAATTGTTCAATGATTTCTCTTTGCTCGTTTGCCTTTAAACTTAAGAACGGTTCAGTATAAGTGTTGAGAGCAACAATATGTCTAAACATATCATGACTCATTTCTAATATACTGCTGATATCTTTCTGTGTTTCTCGCATGTCACCCTGACTATCATCAGTTTCTTCTGTAACAAGTTCTTCATCGTTGACATAAAACTTCATTACAGTAGGTTTACGACCGCGTTCAATTTTATATTTGTTATTGTCTTTTTCAAACGTAAGAGTAACCAGCATGTTTTTGCCGTTAATCTTGTTAATCAAGTTGTCTTTCTTGATGTTAGTTAGCGCAGTTCCGAACAGTGCGAAGCTAAGTGCATTAACAATGGTAGTTTTACCTGTACCGTTGCGTGAGCCACTGTCATCTCCGCCCTGATCTAAGTTTTCTCCTAGCACTAGAGTTAAATGCTCACGGGTAAAATTTACAGCTTGAGTTTGATTACCCACGCTCATAAAGTTTTTTACAGTTAATTCTTTTAATTTAATCATAGGCTATTATAAATGCTCAGTAACACCTTAGTATCAAACGTATCGCTTTGAATACTTACAAGTTGATTTGACACAATTTGATCAACACTTTCAAACTTCTGAATGTCAATGTCGGTGTTAATTTCTACTTCTTTCTTTTCTGGAATTAGAGTCATTTCTCTAATTGAATAGTCTTGCATAAACTTTTCTTTAATGAAACTAGCTTCTTCGTAGCTAATATCAATATCTAAACTTACACGAAGATGTTGTTTAGGCAAGATGATTGATTCTGCTTCATCAATTAACTTGCTAAGTTTAACAGTGCGGAATGTAGGCTGCGCCGGCCATACGTAATATTCTGGCTGACCTCCCCACTCTAAGATAGTCATTCCACGTTCGTCGTCCCACGTGTCTGCATAGTTGTGCGGAAACGCATTGCCAATATAGATCATATTGCCTTTTTGTTGGCGCTTATGGAAATGCCCGCTGAACCCTAATTCGTAATTTTTAAAGTTATCTAATTGAATTTCACCGTGATCGGGCATTTGTACCATAGCGTTCATAAAAAAGCTAGGTAGTTCAAAGTGTCCAAAGATATACTTGCCGCCTTTCTTACCAATAGTTTTCCATTCATCGCCTACAAGCCACGGGCAAAGTGTAACATCTCCGACGGTAGTAGGTTCGTGTACTACAGTAATCCCTGGAATGTACTTGCCAAACTCTACTGAGTGGATATCGCGTTTATCTTTATAATAAAGATCGTGATTACCAGGAAAAAAGAAAAACTGATCAAAAGCCTGTCCAAGTTTCTCCAATGCGCGAAGGCTGTAGTCCATAGTAGTAATGTTAAGACTATTGCGGTTGTGATGCCAGTCGCCCATAAAAATACCTGTGTCACATCCTTCCTCCTTGGCTTTTTGTATATACCAATCTACAAAGTCCTCACAATCTTGATTGTGTACTGAACTGTTAGATTTTAAACCAAAGTGTATGTCTGTAAATAGTGCGGCTTTTTTAAAAAGGTTACTCAAAATTTAATCTCCATTGATCTATTGTACGTTATAGTTCGAAATAGGTCAATCCCCAGATTCTTCATATCTCTTCAACGCAGCCTGGTGCTCGCCTTCGCCAGTTCGGCTATAGCTAGGATTCATTCCATTAATTTCTAATAGATCGTCACGAATGTTTTGACTACGTTTTTCTATATTAATAATCCTTACAAACGAATTGGTCACTGCAGCCGTAAAGTAAGCAAAAGGATTGTTTGACTTTGATTCGTCAAACTGTAAGCCAATCTGTGTTAACTGTAAGATAGCCTGACCTTTCATTTCATCATTGTAAGTGTAGCCACGAACGTTGCCGCGTGTAGCATAGCGTTCACAGAGTTTGATATACATTCGAGCTAGGGTATTTGTAATTTGCCCGTGATCTTTATTGAACTTGCCCTTTTCTAGATCGCCCTTCCAGTGCGATTTTCCAACGCATACTAGGATATCGTTTTCGTCAAATTTCCAATGTTGGAAAGGAGGAAAGTTTACTTTGTCACGATGATCAGCAAGAGTTTTTGGATTCTTTTTGCGGGTATTGTTTAAAGGAATATGATCAAATGTCATAATTCTAAACACTAAATCTTGTTTGGGGATTTTTTTATAATCTACTTCGCAGTCTGCAAGTTTTACCTTTTCCCCTGCCGCTTTGCGTGAAGCATAAGCTTCTTGACTCATTCGTTTAGCCTGTGCTCGTTTGGCTTCTGCAACGGTTCGAATATTAATTTTATCAATAGTTGGTAAAATGAGATCGTATTGATGATATTCGGGTTTAACAAAACTACAGAATGTGTTCTTGCTTTTGTGTATTTCTTCTAATAAATCTTTGTTGTTTAAGTAGTTAACTTTAGTCATATCATTCCTAGTTACATAAATTATAAACTACGCAGTTTATTTTGTCAACTAAATATATTACCAAAGAGGGTAATATTATGGGTTTATTTGATTCGGGCGCAGGTTTAAACACCATAGGCCAAGCAGCTTCGTCTTTAGGGTCCGCAGCCAGTTCAGCAATGGGTGCATTAGGATCTGTTGCAGGAACAGTAAGTAGAGTCGCAGGTGCTCTTAATAATTTATCCAATCCTGCGGCACTAGTATCAGCATTACGAAGTGCAAATTTGCCCACAGGCGGAAATGCAGTAGGACAAATTTTCAGTGCCGGTGCACAGTTTGTAGGCAGCGATGCTAGCAAAGATTGGCGTGTTAGACTCAGTATGCCTAGTACTCCAATTTATACCGGAAGCCCGGTGCTACAGCCATTGGTAAGAGCCGGCGGTTTTGTTTTTCCATATACTCCTTCGATACAGATTAGCTCTTCGGCTAGTTATGAAGATACCCCTATTACACATCAAAATTATAGTTTTTTAAGTTATCAAAATAGTAAGACAGATGCTATCACTATTAACGGTGCATTTCACGTAGAAGATGCTGTGCAAGCACAATATTGGATTGCTGCAATCCATTATCTAAGATCTATTACTAAAATGTTTAGCGGCGACATGGGTAAAGAAGCAGGCAATCCTCCTCCTATTGTTTTATTAAACGGCTACGGCGATTATGTGTTTAAAAATATACCTGTAATTGTCACATCATTCTCTTGCGAATTACCAGCAGATGTAAACTATATTGCTACCAATGTAGGTGCAGAAGGATCAATGGGCGGATTTGGTATGGCATCCGGTGCTAGCATGGCGTCTATCGAAGGTATATCAGCAACTACTGGCGCACTTGCCGGCCTAGCTGGTGCAGTCGGTGCAGGCAAAGCTGCAAAAGCATTAGGTGCAGTTAGTGCTGCATCTGGTGTAGTTAATGGTGTTAAAAATTTATTAAGTTCAGCTGCAGGTGGCAGCAGCGGATTAGGCGGCGCCGCATCAAACGGTGCAACTCATGTTCCTGTAAAGAGCAATATTTCAGTAACGGTAAGACCTGTATACAGTAGAGAAGACGTTAGGAAATTTAATCTTGGTGATTTTGTTAACGGAAAATATGTCAATAACATTCCGGGGTATAATTAATGGCTACGTATAAGAATACAAGTCCGTGGAAAGACACACAAATAAAAAATAATTATCTAGGCATCCTACGAATTAGGACAGTGCCAGCAGAATCGGATGATTATCTTTATACTATAGAACCTCAATATAATTTTAGGCCTGACCTGTTAGCCTATGACCTTTACAAAGAACCAAAACTTTGGTGGGTCTTCATGCAGAGAAATTTAGACACTTTACAAGATCCAATTTATGATTTTGTTGCTGGAACTAAGATATACATACCTAAAGGCGATAGTTTAAACAAACTGTTAGGATTATAAAATGGGATTTTTTGACGAAGTTAAAGGTGCAGCTACTACAGCATCTAGCCAAGTATCTAAAGTATTATCAGGTAGTTCTGCAGTTACACAAGGCATTGCTAGCGCAGCACAAAGTGCAGAGTCTTTAAAAAATGCCGCACTTAGTGGTCTATCTAATGTAGGCACTAATATTGCAAATTTAATTCCTGGAGTGCCGACATCTATTAATTCTGCAATAGGTAGTATAGCAGCAGGTCAACCAACTCTTGATATAAAAGGCTACACATCGGGATTTAAAGCACAAGTTCCTGGCACTCCACCTTTTCCTAATGTACTAAATCAATATACTTCTTTTAACTATGTGTTTACTTTAAGTGTGTTGCCTTTAGAACATATTAATGACCCAAATTCAACTTATAGAAAAGGTGACTTAGGACCAATTATTATTAAATCTGCAGGTGCTGCTCCAGAAAAGGATCTTGTATCAACTGCCTACGGCAAGTATGATTTTTATGTTGAAAATTTAAAAATTAGCGGCATGGTAGGATTAAACAAAGGTACTGGTAACTCTAATGCACTTAGCATGAGTTTTACAGTTATTGAACCTTACAGTATGGGATTGTTTTTCCAAGCTATGCAAACGGCAGCTTTACAATCTGGATATTTAAACTATCTTGATGTGCCAGTATTACTTACAATAGAATTCAAAGGGCACATTGATGCTAATTTGTTGAATCAACAAATTGACAATACTAAAAAAATGATTCCTTTAAAACTTAGAGAAATAGGCATGCGAGTTACTGGAAAAGGCTGTACTTATGATGTAGAAGCCTACCCGTGGAATGAACAAGCATTTTCAACTTCTTATTCTCAAGTTAAAACAGACATTAACATTAGCTGTAATAAAGGCGGTCCTTATACAGTACAAGAAATGTTACAAAAAGGACAAAAAAGTTTACAAAAAGTTCTTAATGATAGATTAGAAGAAGAACGTAAAAAAGGAAATAAAGAATTTTCAGATGAAGTTATTATTTTATTTCCGTCAGATCTAGCAACAGGCGATGCTGCTGCAAGTGCTGATGCTGCTCCTAATGAATCAGCAGATAAACCTGCTACTGCAAAGCCTGGAGATTCTGCATCATCTGGAATATTTAAAAAATTAGGTATTGGTCGAGGAGACAACACAACCTTGGTTCAGTTAAATGCAGCCACTGTTAATAACATTGGTAAGTCTGGTATGGGCTTTAATCTTTACAATAAAGGAGATACTCCTTTTGCTAAGGATAATCTTGCCTATGACGAAGCAACAGGAATTTATAAACGAGGTAATGTACAGATAGATCCAAACAATGCAGATTTTAAATTTCCTCAAGGTTCTACAGTACAGGACATTATCAACCAAGTTATCTTAATGAGTGACTATGGTCGTCAGGCATTAAACAAAGCAAACTGGACACCTCAAGGGCAAGTAGTATGGTGGAGAATTGAAACACAATACTTTATGAAGTCTAGTCCTGAAGATAATAAAGTAGGTCAAAAACCTAAATTGGTTGTTTATAGAGTTGTTCCTTATTTGGTAGACGCTTCGGTCTTTATTCCACCTAACGACAAAGCACCAGGCTTAGAAAATAAAAAGAAAGAAGCTCTTAAAGAATACAACTACATTTACACTGGTAAAAATATTGATGTATTAGATTTTCAGATTGATTTTAAAGCAGGATTTTATAGAGCATTAAATGCAGACGGTGGCAAAGAATCAGAATCTAATCAAGGAATGTCTGCAGCTCAAGGCACAGGTGCAGTTAAACAAGAAGCACAAGACAGTAAAAATCCTTCGGGTAGTACTCCTAACACTCAGCAGACTCCGGTTACGAACAAAACAGATAAAATAGGATCAGCTAGTCATAAGAATGGCGGTTCAGGTGTTGATGATGCGGCCACTATTGCAGCTAGACAATTCCATGAACTGGCTACACAAGGTACTGACATGATCAATTTGAACATGACAATTCTTGGCGATCCTTATTATATTAGCGACAGTGGATTAGGTAACTATTCGTCTGGTGCTACTGACAAACAGAATATTAATACTGATGGTGCTATGGACTATCAAACAGGCGAAGTATTGATTAGTGTTAATTTTAGAACACCTATTGATCTAAACACTAAAACAGGATTTTACAATTTTGGTGATACTAAACCAGTACAGCAGTTTAGCGGGCTATTTAGAGTACTTCAAGTTGAAAGTATTTTTAATCGTGGAAAATTTACACAACAACTTTCACTGGTTAGAATAGTTGGCCAGGACAATCCAAATGCTCCAGAAGGAGAACCAGCACTGCCTAAAGTAGCACAACCAGATCAAGAAGATGGAGAAGAAGCAGGATCAGAAGTTGCCGCAATAGAAGCAGCGGCAGCTGAAGAATATCCAAACGGAGCACCTCAACTCTCTGATCAAGAAATTGCTGCTAACAATGCAGCCTTAGGCGACTTTGCAGGATAATAAATGGCAGAAGAAAATAGACTAGGACAAAACGAAAGTCCTCAAGACCCCGGTCCCTTTTTAGCAAAAGTAGTAAGTCATCTTGACCCTAGTTACATGGGTGCATTAGAAGTACAACTGTTACGCGAAGTAGGCAATGACGAAGATAGAGAGGGTCAACTTAGAGTTGTAAAATATCTAAGCCCGTTTTACGGAGTTTCAAATAACGCTTACCTTGGCGAAGATCCTGACGACTACGATAATACACAAAAAAGTTATGGCATGTGGATGGTACCTCCTGATATAGGTACTATTGTAATGGTAATTTTTGTTGGCGGAGATGTGCGTAAAGGTTACTGGATGGGCTGTGTAATTGAAGAAAACATGAATTTTTCTTTGCCCGGACATGCTTCTACAAAATATGTAGTTGACGATACTAAAGAAACTGACACAAAATATGAACGTGTGCCAACAGGCGAATATAATAAAATTATTCACCAAGTTACTGAAGATCCTACAAAAATAGTTAAACCTGAAAGTCCTTTAGCAAATAAAATATTAACTCAAGGATTGTTAAAAGATGATATTAGGGGCATAACATCGTCATCGGCTCGAAGAGAAATTCCTAGTTCAGTGTTCGGTATTTCAACACCTGGACCTGTGGATAAAACAGGTAAGCAAGGCAAAGTAGGCAAACACGAATATAAAATTCCAAATGCATTTGTCAGTCGTCTAGGTGGCAGCAGTTTTGTAATGGATGACGGTGATGACAAATGGGAAAGAAAAACTGCAGCAGCTGATGGTCCTCCCGAATATGCTTCGGTAGAAGGCGGTGAAACAGCCGAACGAGATATTCCTCACAATGAACTTATACGTATTAGAACACGTACAGGGCATCAAATACTTTTACACAACAGTGAAGATTTAATCTATATTGGTAATAGTCGCGGTACAGCATGGATTGAATTAACCAGTGATGGCAAAATTGATATCTATGCTGAAGACAGTGTTAGTTTACATAGCAAACAAGATTTAAATTTTTATGCTGATAGAGACGTTAACATTGAAGCAGGTAGAAATTTAAACATTAAAGTTGCTGAAGAAATGCACACGCATGTCGTAGGGGATCAAATATTAATTGTTGATGCTAATCAAAAAATTCATATTAAAACACAAAAAGACGAAACCGTTGATTCAAACAGCTTGTATAAAATTGGTGGCAATTATGATACTAATGCAGGCGGACATATTTGGGAAACATCAGGTGGTTCAAACGAAACTAATGCAGGCGGTAATATTGTAGAAACTGCACCTAATATCCATATGAACGGGCCGGGTGCATCTACCGCCGAAACAGCTGAAAAACCAACAGAATTAAAAACTCACAGTGTGCCCGACGAAGAAGGTAACGAATTATTCCAAACAATTATGCGCCGAGTTCCGACACATGAACCGTGGCCACATCATGAAAATTTAGATCCTGTTAAATTTAAACCAGATCAAACTGACAGAGATGTTGATGGTAGATTAGAAGGAACTTCATCTACTATGAATTTTACTCCGGAATACTGGGAAACATATACCACTGTAACTGATACATTTGAAAAAATAAAAGGGCCTGAAGAGCAGGACGCAGACCCTTACATTTAACGGGTAAATAATACTATGACAGCTAGCCAACGATTATACGATAAGATTGTCTTAAAAAGTGCCAACACTTCTGAGTCAATACCTGGTACT